TAGTTGTTGTACCAGTATTATATTTTACTGTTGATGTTAATAATACAGAGGTAGTTTCGGGGTCAATAATTTGAGGTGCTACAGAAGCTACATTATATGGTTTTAATTTATTAACAATATCTTGTTTAGTAGTTTCTGTTAAAGTAGAACCTGAAGCTGCCTTAACTCCTATTTTTACAATACCATATCTTGGTGTTTCATCATCTTCACCACCCCAAGCACTTACTGATAATGCATTAGGATAAATTGATTGTACAAGTGTTTCATAATCAGTTGTTGTAACTGCTCTATCTTGAGCTGCATATTGTAAAGGTGCATTATGTCTAATTGATTCATCTGTTTCACTTTCAGCACCACCTTGTGAGTTTGATACTGTTGTAATAGTCACATCTGAAAAACCACCAACTGTTCCTGATAATGTAAATGAACCTGCATTGTTTGATAGTGTTTTGTTTGTAACAACATATTCTAAAATTACAATATTACCATCTGCTAATTCTTTACCATTTATACCGTCACCAAAATAAACTTCAAATTTGCCGTCTTGGCCTTCTTGTATAAAATAAACTTTTGATGTATCTGTTACATTATTATAACCACCTGCTAAAGAGTATGTGTTTGTTGTAGTATCAGTAGAACTATTTTGAATTTTTACTAAAAGAGTTGTAGTGTCTATATTGGAATTAGGTAAAATAAATTTTTGGTCAACATCTGAACTGTCAACAGTATATTTAAATGTAACTAAAGAGCCTTCGTAAACAGGAACTCCTGAAAATTTGTAAACACCATTTGCTGGTGTAGTTGTAATATCTGAATTTGTAACATATTGATAAGATACATTATCAACACTTGTGGTAAATACTGTACCTTTATTCATTGTAATACTTGTACCTGAAGCATTGTTAACTGTGACATCAATTGAAGCCATAGGTGCTTTTGGTGATGATGGTGTATAACCAATCATCTTCGCTAATGACACAATATTATTTCTTAAATCGGCACTATCAAGATATAACTCGTTAGTTGCCATGTTTGCTAAGTAAGCAAGATAATGTGTATTGTAAGATAAAATATCTAAAAGAATATTTAAAGAACTACCTTCAAAGTCATAATCTTGAAATTGAGTTTGACCTTGTAAAAATGATTTTAAATTTATTTTGATTGCGTCAAAATCATAATCTGAAACGACTAGTTTATTGGACATTTATTATCTTACCCTCTGTAAAAATGTTTGTACTACTTGTGGACCTGGTACACCTATTATATAAAAATAAATGTCAACAACTAATCTATTTTTATCTTGGTCATCATCAACAGCAACATTTTGTAATTCTACTCTTGGCTCATAGTTAATTATTACTTCTTCTATCTTTCTTTGAAGAAATACTTTGGTCATGGGTGTAAAGTTTTCAAATAACAATTCTCTAATACCACAACCTAATTCTGGTTGAAAAGGTCTCTCGTAAAAATTAGTTTGCACCAAGTTTCTTACAGCCCTCTTAATAGCAACAATATCCTCAACCACATTTACATCATTAGTAACTGCGTTTCTATTAAAGTCCAAGTCAATATCTCTAAAGCTTCTGGAGTTTCTTGTACTTTTACTTTTAGTTTGAGAGTCGTATATTGCCATAACGGTAATATTTATAACGAATATCTAGCCGTTTGCAAAAACATTACCACTACCACTCGTCATTGCGCCTGAATCTGTACTGTCACCTATTCTTGCAACTGCTATACCAACAGCATATACAGTTGGCGAACCAACATTAACAACCTTAACATGGTCTGGACAAGGTGGTATAGGTGGCGCTGGGTGTGGAACAGTAGGGTCACCAATTCTTGCTACTAATATATTATTTGCGAATACAGTTGATTGACCAGGTGTATCAAGTGTTGTTGTACTTGTACATAAATGACCTGTTGATAAACTATCGCCTTTTCTACTAACGGCTGGCATGCTTAAGTTTTAGTGCCTCTCTTCTTCTTTCTTTAACTAACTCTTGTTTTATCTTTCTACCAATTGGTATCAAAACACCATGACACATTTCTTTGCCTTTTTTACTGATATACTCAACACTTATCATTCTATCTTTAAAATTTGATTGTACTGACATTATAGCCTTTTTTAGACTTAACTGTTCAGTTTCTTTTTCTTCGCCTGTTTCATTCCAAAACAGGAATTTTCTCATTTTTGGCATAAATTCCTTATAAATCGTATTTTGTTTCGTCTTCAATGTTAACTTCACACTTATTACAACGGCAATACTTACAAATTTCTCTTTCGTATGATTCTCCTGTGTATCCGTCTTCATCTGTTGTCGTTAAACGAGTTTTACAATGAGATTCGTGTCCACAATTGTTGCAATAAGTCATATTACTATTTATCTAAAAATTACAAGCAGCTTTTAGTTGACTCAAATTGATATTTTTCATATTATCCATTGATTCCATTGCTTCGGTGCCAATTTTCTCGTAATCCGGGTTAAATGAGCAGTCGATTCGCTCATCTTTTGTTGTAAAACTGCATGAAATCAGTATAAAGAACAAAAGTAGAACAAAAATAATCGGAATTGGTTGATATATAACGCTTTTTTTATGCATTTTTTTTAAAATAGTGCTTGCTTTCTATATTTAGTTATGATAGGATATACCAATAATAAGAAAGGAAACACTATGAATACATTTTTTTCAATAACTACTATACTTTCAGCGATTATGGCTGTTGGTGCAATTGAGGATTGTGGCGGTCATTGTCTAGGAAACGATAATTGGACAATGTTCTTTATTTGCTTGACAATCATGCTAATTTCTGGTATAATAACCCTATTAACAATGAAAGAAGGACAATAACACTATGACATTTGTAAATAAAACTGCTACTACATTAAAAGACGGAGTTAAGAATATGATGGCCGGTGCTAAAGATGACTATTTTAAATGGTCTTCATCTGGCGATGGTATTTCTACCTACGCAAAAGAACAAATAGACGCTTGGGATTCAAAAACTTCTATTAGAGAAGGAAAGAAATACATTAAGATTGTACAAGATAGAAGCGTATTTGCGTTTGTTTGTAAAACAGACTTTAAACACTTTAAAAAAGGTGATGTATTGAAAGCCGCTGGTTTCAATGCGCCTGCTTTAAATTCACCAAGAGGTAATGTTCTTACTGGTAATTATCATATCAGATGGACTGGTCCTCTTTACTTAAAATAATAACAAAGGAAAACACTATGAAAACAAGACAAAGAAAAATATTTGAAAGGGTTGTAAATCCCTTATTGCTTAAGTATCTATTGGATCCATTTAAATACAAAGGGTCTTGTATAGCTGCTAATATACCAATTAAATATTTGAGTTATTTCAAAGAAGTATCTGCTCAAAAAAATGCAAAAAAAGTGAGATACAGATATAGAGGAAAGTCTGGTTTTAAAACACAATATAAAACTGGATTACAAATGCACTATATCAGACCTCAATCGTTTTGTCATATGAATGGCGCTGATACATTTTCACTTTATTACAGATAGAAAGGACTACATTATGAATCTGAAATTTAATAACCTACCCGATATCCTAGAATGGATTAGGGAACCAAGTCATAAAGAACATCTTTATATACTTGAAGCCGCTATTGCAAAGGCAAAAGCGGAAGACATTAACAAGTTTGCTGTCGGAGCAAAAGTGATATTTGGCAGACCTCGTGGTAAACAACATCACGGAGTTATTGTTAAATGTAACCCGAAGAAAGCTGTAGTTATGGAAGAGGGTCGTGGTAAATGGACCGTGCCTTATTCTTTAATGAAGTTAGCAGCTTAATAATATTTTAGATAAACTGCTCGTAGCTCAGTTGGATTAGAGCAACAGCCTTCTAAGCTGTAGGTCCCAGGTTCGAGTCCTGGCGGGCAGGCCATCTATTATAGATAATCAAAAGTACCCAATATCATACAAATTAGTACATAGATTATATAACTAGCAAGGGCATAACCAACTATCTTTTCGTAAATATTAAACACTAAAAGATGTTCCACATCCACAACTTGATGTTGCTTTTGGATTGTTAAAAACAAAGGCAGATTCAAAGTCATCATAACTATAACTTAATTCCATACCTGACATATACATTTCATAACTTCTATCTACTAATAATATATCATCAATAATTAAATCTTCTTTATTATCTTCATCTGCAAAAGACCAATCATAATTAAAACCAGCACATCCACCACCTTTAACTTCAAGTCTAACATATTTCTTATTATGTTTTTCTCTTAAATCATTTAATCTTTTATTTGCACTTGCTAATATTGTTATCATCCATTAGGCCTTTCTCTCCATCTTTTATCTACATGCATTTCATCTAAACTAGAACCTAATACGGTTGCTACTAAATGTACTCT